AATTCGGTCTGCTGCATCTTTTAGGTAGTATTCTTTATCTTCTTGTGACCAGTCTGGAACCTCTACCACAGCTACTAATCCGTTGGATTTGTTGACTACAATCCAACCACCAAAGGGTAAGCCTACTGCTTCACTATACAAGAAGCCCTGCATAAGGTAACCAAAGGGATCATCTTCCTTTAGCTTATCGTATCCACCCATGCCTGTAAACTTGTAGTTGAACGCCCAGTCACTTGCGGACTTGATATCCCAAACCTTATCTTGCCCAGTTTCGTCTTTTATAATAACGTCTAGGGTTCCGCTTATCTTTTCTCCAGCAATCTCTAACTCGACATCTCGTTGATAATCTACAATCTCAACTCCTGCTTCTTGCATTATTGCCATCAGGATAGATTCAGTTAAGTCACCAAACATAAAACGAAAGAGAGTGTTGTAAGACATCTCTTCCTTTATGCCCTTTTTATCCAAGACTTGCTGACACAGAGGTCTTCCCAAACCGGACATACGTATCCGATACTTACCCCTGTCAGAGCCAAGTTGCTTTACTATAGAATCTGAACAATCTTTTTTAAAGGTCATAACAGTCTCAGGGGAGACAGTAACTTCCCCCCTGAGAGCCTTAGACATGTATTCTTGTATTTTAAGCAGCGTTAGCATTATCAAAGTCCGCCGCGAGATCAGTATCATCATCGTCGGCAAGAAGCTTTACTGCTTCACGATGCTGGTTCATAACTGTTTCATTATGAGCCTTTACTGTCTCAACAAACTTTGCTGCCAATTCTTTATCATCAGAACTCAATACACTGATTGTATCTTTTAGAACAGGGTTAGGTGTCCAGTAGGTTACACTGCCCTTCTTATGTTTACTTGTGCCTAGCGTGATATTGCATTTTTGCATTAGCTTATCCTGCTTGCTCAAGTTATTAATAAAGTTGTTCATGGGTATAAAACCAGACCGCTTAAAGTAAGCCACTACGGGTTCTTCATCCAAAACAACCTCTGTACCCTCTGCATCTTTAAACGTGCCAGATACTTTAGAGTAAAGAATCTGATTACAGCTAGATGCACGTGAATTGAGATACGCTACATCATCCTTGTCCAAGCGATCTTCTTCTTCACGAGTTAAACGACCACACTTGTTTGTGCCAATAGTGTCGGGGAACATTCCTGACAACTCAGTCTTTTGTACTGACTTAGAAGAAAACGTATTGTTCTCCTGATCCCATACACTGTATTCAAAGGTACGAAGAAGCGGTCTGATAGTTACTTCTTCTGCGTATATAAACCGACCATCTACATACATCTTCCAAGAACCACGAGGCAACGATACACCATCGTCTGTCTCTGCATCGTAGTTAATATTTATTCTAGGTAATCCTTTTTGACCAGTCTGTTTTACCATCTGACCACTTGCTGCCATCAATGCTTCATCGTTGTCCGCATCCATAGCTGCTACAATTGCGTCCATGTCGTCCATTTTCATTATTTCTGTTCCTGTTTCCATGACTTTTCATGCTCCTTATTTCAGGGTTGTAGATAGATCTTACAGAGCTACGTCTGTCAAGTCAAGCCAATTCTTTCCTATTTTTAATTCTATTCCAACAGGCATGTCATACTCAATGCCGTAGCGATTAACTGTCTCTGTAGGTAATGATAGCATAGCGTACTCTAATAGCTTGATACAAGCGTCTTTTTCGTCTGGGTGTACATCTAGTACTATAGAATCGTGAACAGTATTGCAAATTACAGAATTGAGATTTCTAATTCGCATCATTCTTTCTAACCTAACGAGGGCGGCAGGTAGTAGGTCTGCCGTAGCAAATCCCTGTACTGGATAATTGCATATTGCTGTACGATTTGTAGCCGTACCCCACTTAGTCCACCGCGCATCTGGAAAAGCGTACTGCCTACCACTTGGAAGGGTGATTACTCGCTGCTGGACGGCCTCTCGCTGGAGTTGCTCGTGCCAAGTGGTGACACCCTCATACTTTTCTTTAAAGGCTCTGTAGTAGCGTTGTTGGGAGTCGGTTCCGGTGACTCCGCCATATAGCGGCTTGAAGGTATGTGCCTTTGCTTCTTGTCGGCTACATCCGATAATATCTGCAGTATATTGGTGAACATCTGTACCCTCATTTACATCTATGTATGCTTGACTATCTTTAGCCAGAAACCCGGCTACCCTAAATTCTAACTGCGAGTAATCCCCTTCAAGTATAAGACCATTCTCGAAGCGGCTCTCGACAACCTTCCGTATAGCGAAGGTATTTCCACGTGGCATATTCTGAAAGTTAGGATTGCGGCTCGAAAGACGACCCGTCGCCGTAACACACTGCATGAACTCTGGATGTATGAAACCATTTTCATCAACATTGTTTTTCATCCCTTCTACAAAAGTGGATAGGTAAGTACGTAAGGCATTGTAACGCACATAAGCTGTAACAAACTCGTGGGCATCACCCGACAAGTCGGTCTGTCGGTTTTCTAAGGTAACCTTGTCAGTTTTGAATCCGGCGGATGCAGTATCCATTGGATCACGAGGTACAAGCTTGAACCCCGCTACCTCACCCGTGCTCTGATAAATAACACCTGCGCCACCACACGGCTTGCAAATACGAAGTACCTTACTAGGTTGTCCGTTTTTATTGACAGGACGAACCTTACCAAAACCGACGCAACTTGCACACCTGCTACCCCGTGTCTTATACACAACGTCCGTCATGTTACGAACAGCAGCGTTGAACTCTCTACGCTTCATACGTGTACGAAGCTTCGGCTTCATAGTTGATCCACGTTTTTCGTGACCCAAGTTAAACACACGTGACCACGTCGGTTTATCTTTTACTCTGCGTGAGTATAGAAGAACACTACGATCATCTGGACTGGATAAGTTGACGGGTGTGTCACCCATTGCATCTCTTGCTAGTTGGTTTAGGCGAACCTCTAGTTCGTCCATCTCCTCTTGGTATTCTCGCTCAATCTGGTCTAGGGTTTCTAGGTTTATCTTCAATCCGTTTTGCTCTATACGAGCAAGCGAATCAGTCATCTCAAGCGAAAGTCTTAGCGTCGGTAGTAAAGTCCGTTCCATAACATAGTTCCTCAAAGGTAGTGCCAAAGGCTTCAAGCTGTTTAAGTGCTATTTCTTCTGTAGCAAGTACGTCAGCTTTTCCGTACTCTTCTACTATCTCCCACGGGATATCGTAAAACGTTTTGCCGCTTTTAAGATACGGCTCAACAAGGTCTTTCTCTTTCTTGGTAACATCATACTTTTCTGCAAGAGCAGCAAGTCCAAGAGGCCAACGCTGGGCTTTCGATAAAATGTATTCCGCAACCATCGTATCATATACCTCTCCATCGTATTTGAATCCACACTCTCTAATCCAAGAGAGATCAAACTTTATGTTCTGTCCCACAACCATGTCGGTTTCGTCAAGTGCTTCTTGAAATAACTCAGAAGCAAAGTCGTGTGGTTCTCTGTCTGCATGGTAGTAACAGTGATAGTGTATGTGTGGGGATGACAAACGCTTGTATCCAATAGACACAAGACGATTACCAAAGTATGGAAGGGCGGTGGTGCCGCCACTTTCTTTGTGTGTGTGAGTTGTCTCTACGTCAAAGGTTAGTACGTTCATGTCTGTTCCTTTTGCATGTAGTCACGATCAAGTTCTGTTTTCATTTGGTGGCAGTTTCTACACAAGACATTACACTTTCTAACCTCTAAGATCAAGTTTTTTAGGGTGCCTAGTGTCATCCTAGATACGGGTCTAATCTTCGTCTCCCTATCTATGTGATCAAAGTCTAACGATCCACCATACTCTTTGTAACCACACCACGCACAGCCCTTTGCAAGCTTGTACTTTGTCAACCAATGCTTGCGTCGTGTCCTACGTGCTTTAGCGTAGTTTACCTTGTTGGCTTTCTGTTCTTTTGTTCTGGCTGGCATTAGTAATATACCCCACGTGCAATATCTATCTGTCCGTTAATCATACCATGATATCCATTTAGTTTGTTTTTGGATATACAAATATGCCTGACTGTATTCTCGACCTCGCTTGATCCTGTCTTGCCAATGCCGATAATAATATCAGCTTCACCAGCCTTGCCAGTACGTGAGTTGTCAAGCATTGCGTAGTCAATCCACTGTCTGTCATGTGCATCGTAACTTGCCTGACTTACAGCCCACATTAAAAGTCGGTTTCGTTTTGCTATTTCACGTGCAACAACGTAAGTTTCTTTTAGGCGTTCATCTCCACGATTGTACTCCCCAGAGATACGAAACTTGTCAAGCTGGTCACAGAACATAACGTCAGGCTTATTTAGCTTGGCGTACTCATCGACTTCTTCTACTGAAGTACCAACGGAGTCCATGATAGTTAGTAGAGGTTCGATAGCTTGTTTGTAAATTATACCCAAGTTGTCTTTCTGATTAACCATCTCTTCTCGTGTCAGAGCAAAGTATGACTGTATAATACGCAGCTTGATCTTGGGGGCTGGTTCTTCATTAGCCCAGTAGGTAACCTTAAACCCTTGTTTTATATAGGAAGCTGCAAGGAAGCAACAGAATGTTGTCTTACCAACTTCTGGACGGGCAAACAATATACCTAAGTTACCACGATCTAACCCTGCTATATGCTCACTGATTAGATCGTATGTGAACGGGAAATCAGGGTCACCAGCTTCGTCCTCTAGTAGTTGATCGAAATCATCCTCTACCTTTGTGTATGTTGTTTTGTCACTAATGCGACCATCTTCTACAGTTTCAATGAGACGACGCAGTTCGCCAAACTCCTCACTGTCACCCGTAAAGATGTCAATGGCTTTCTCACCAATCAACCGCGCACGATCTCGCAACCAGAAGTTGTGTACCAAGTCGAGGTGTAAGTCAGAATTATCGGCGTTGCCCATGTCTAACGTGTGAATTACTAGCTGCACTTTGTTTCGCGTGGCTTCCGGCATAGCAGGATTTCTATCATTGAACAGCGTTGACAGTTCAGCAATCGTCAAGTCTTTGCCATACTTACCATGAGAGTAAGATAGTGTGTCAAAAATGTCACGCATTTCTCTTTCAAACATGGTTCTATCTATAATGTTCTTTACGCGACCAAAGAAGTCGGCATTAAGACAGAAGCCTAGTATTTGTTTGTCAATCGATATAGGGTCGTATGAAGTCATTTCGTTCATCCTTTGTCATGTTTTTTAAATCACGGGGTAACACCATGAGTTTGGTTGGGACTATCCTGCACAGGGTTTTTACCATGTCAATTGCTTTGTCAGTCGCATCTTTATCTAGGGCTACAAAAATCTTCTGGTAATGGAAAAGAGAGGGAAGATAGTCTTGTAATAAAGATGTACCTAATAATGCAACACCTGTAAATTTGTCACTTATTGTACATGCACTCGCACAATCTTCAACAATCACTGCTCTATCGTGGTTTCCTACTACAAAGGGTTTCTTACTATTTCCGTAGCGATACCACTTAGGATTACTACCATCCATTGATCTGCCTATTGCATCAACTGTTTTATTTCCATCCTTAACTACAAACACGACGCGATTCTTTTTAAAATCGTAACGTATGTCCGCATGACCAGCTAAATACGCAGGATAAGCATGCACAGATTTTAGGTAAAGTTCCGCGTCTAAGTTACGAGAAAGACTAACAAATGTGTGTGGTAATTCAAAGTTTGTGGTAGGTTCAGAAACCTTCACCGTAACATTTGATTTGTGTAGTACATGTTTTGCATAGTCTTTTGTCAGTGTGATACCCGTCCTACCCTTAACATTACAGTCTGCATGAAAGCAAAACCAAAGTCTTTGCATTCCATCGTCACTCACGCTAAAGGTATTCTTCTTACCACAGACCGGACAGTCGGATCGATACCGACCTAGTGGCTGGATATCAAGCGATTCAACGTGTCCTTCTAGCCATCTTGGTGATTTCATGTCGGTTTCCTCTGGTAGTTACAAACTACGAGGGGAGTAGCACGGGAAGAAAACTATGTCAACTGCATTTTTTGGTTGACAAGACTTGACAGGTCGTGGTACCTATCTATTAACCATCCCCTATGGGAGTAACATACAATGATAAATATTAATAAAATCAACCCTATAGCTAAACTATTAAGGGATAAGAAATACCAGAAACAAGTAATCCCTAATAAGAAAAGAGATAAATTAGATAAATTATCAAAGAAGGATGCAAGAGATGCCAAGACCAAACAAGATACTTGAACCAACAAAGACTTACAATCTGTTAATGAAAGAAGAACAGTTTGATAAACTTGCATACGTTGCACATCAAATGCAAAAGAAAGCACTCGAACAAGTTGCAGTTGCTGACTTAATTAGGGAAGCACTGGACATATACGTGGAAGCTTACGAGGAAGAGCATGGAATCATTAAAAACCCCAAAACTTGAAATAGAAGTTATCGAACGTGCAGACTACAAATGGATGCTTTGTGTTCCGGCATCGTCGGTTCGCATTGGTGAGACTGAACGAGAGCATGTAAAGAAGAAGGTTTGTATAGATTATCTGCGACACATTCCATTATTTATTGGAAAAAGTCGTTGGGAATGCAATAAATGGCTTGACGCGAATAAAAAGATCGTGTTAAAACTAGGAACACTTTACGAAGTAGCATAATGAAGTGTAAACAAGAGGAGTGGTTACCTCTTGTTGTTTCCTTTGGTTGGTTGGGAGCGAGGTCGGGTGTATGTCCGGCCTCGTTTCTTTTTGTAAGGAGTGTGTATTGTGTTTAGTAAAAGAACAAATAAGATAAAAATACAAATGTATCATACTTCAGAGGTTGAAGATTTAGAATCTGCTCCGTGGGAACGAAGAGCCATGCTAAAACCTATGACCCCGCCGGATTGGTTTAAGACTATGAAGTCGAAAGTAGAGGGCGAGGTAGAAAATCCCATGATAAAGGGTATTTCTATACGAACGTGTCCTTCATTTATAAACATGTTGACAACAGGCTATGTTATTCACAACAAGATAGATACGATGGTGAGAAAAGATGATGGTGTAGTAGGTTTTGGTACGTTTACAGATCCAGAAATCAAAGTTCTTGAAACCCACCCACCAGAACAGTTTACCGAAAATTTCCCCTTTGAGAATGGATTTTGTCAATTTAGTTTAAAATTCCAAAGTGAGTGGTTACTAAGGTCTAATGTAGATGTAGAACTATTGATACTACCCTGCTGGTGGGATGAAGTTTATAAGGATGTCAGAGCCATTCATGGAATGGTAAAATTACCCGCTAATTTTGATTGGCCTCCTAATATAAACACTTTCATTCGCATGCCAGAGGAGGGGGAAGAATATGTGATTCCCGCAAATGCACCTCTTGCCCACATTATTCCCATAGACATACCTAGTGTAAGTGTAACTCACAATCAAAAACTTCAGGGTGATACCATAGCTAAAAAATCTATCGGCACTTTCCTTGATGCAAAAAACTACTCTCGTTTTTCAGATAAAGCGAAAAACATAGGTAGAAAGTTTCGTTTAAATAGAAAAGGATGACAATTATGGAAGACAAATACATTACAGACTTTGTTCCGGTAGACCCTTTAGATGATAGAGCATTCAATCTTTTTGATAAGCCACCAGAGGGTTCGTACCAAGTGTTCGACAACTTTCTTCCCGAAAAAGAATTTGAAGAGTACAGTGTATTATTGGATGGAAGTGTTGACATGAGATACAATCCTCATGTGTCGAATGAACGAAAGACAACAACTGATGGATTCTACTTTTATCACAGACTTTACGACGCAACAGCACCACAGTCTCATTTGTATGAAACGTTATGTTTCCCACTACTAAACAAACTAAACTATGTTGTCCCATTGTCGTGCAGGGTAAATTGGTTTCCTCAAACATCAGAAATATACGAGCATGGTGTTCATGTCGATACAAATATAAAACACAAGGTATTACTATTTTATGTCAACGACAATAATGGTTACACTCGCGTAGCCAAAGACACGATAGTAGAGAGCAAAGCAAACAGGGCGTTGCTTTTCGATGGTATCTTGCCCCACAATAGTTCGACAGCTACAGACGTTCATTTACGCTGTAATATTAACCTGACTGTCTTGTCATTTGAAAGAAACCCACTTTTTAGTTGACACCCCTGTTTGTTTCCTATATCGGTTACTTATCAACTGCCAAAAAGGAGAAACCAAATGGCAATGACCAGATACTATGTAGAATTTGCACCTGTTTATGAAATAGGTAAGTACATCTATGTGTACGCATACAGCGAACAGCATGTGCGTGATATGTTTGATGATTATGATTTAGTAGCTATAGACCAAACAGATTAGGAGACAACCAATGCCAAAATATGAAGTAGCCCGAAGCTATATTGTAACTGAGGTATGTACTCTCGAAGCTGAGAATGCCAATCAAGCTAGAATAATAGCTATGAACTGGGATGGATTCTGGAAAGAATACGATGGCGAATACTTACCCGACATTACAGTGGAGCAAGTCAATGACGTTTGACCCAAATAAAACTTACACTGTGCATGTATGGGATATGCCTATATGTGTAGTGGATGACGAAACAGAAGATTACATCCGTAATGAGGATGGAACTGTAAAACTGTTTAATGTACCTAACTACGATTATTCATACCTTTGTGATGGCATCAATGTAGATGACCTGTGGGAGATAACCGATGACAAATGAAAAGACGCTAAAGATGTATGAACCCCCAATGCTAACGGCAACCGAAGCCAACGCCTTGATGGTGATGTTGGATAGTGAGATGGAAGCTACTTTTGAGTTTGATGACCGTGCTATATGTCTAGATGATTGGGAAAACCTAGACTTGGTTGCATACAAATTAAAAGCATTTCACAAGTTCAAGACATGGTATCACTCACAGTTTAAGCACAAAGATATCTATGGGGGTGAACATGAGTAAGATGAGCGATTGGTCAATCCAGCTAGAGGAAGACTTTTGGGACGTAGCAAACAAGGTAATCGGTGGCTGCGAATACTTGGGGCAGTTCATGCAAGAGATGGAACCCCACCGCGACTGGCTGGGTACACACAGCAATCAGGAATATGCCGACATGTTACGGGAAGCGTGGGACAACTACTGGAGTGACAAACAATGACAATCCAACCACGCTATCCCAATGTGGCAAACGACCCACGCTTAACATGTGTTGCAAGTGAGGTTCGTAAACTGAGAAGACAAATCAGTGACGCTGAATGGCACGGCAAGAACGTGACAAATTCACAACGTGACAAATTTCTTACGCTAAAGGAACAGATGAACGATGGCAAATTGTACACACCAAAATTTTGACAAACCAACCACGCTAAACCCCAAGTATAAATGTGATACTTGCGGGGAACCTGCGATGGTGGTTGAGATGGACAGGTTCTTTTTCTGTCCAGAATGTTATATAGAAAGATTGCGCGATAAATTAAAAGTGCTTGACCGCGCCGGAAACTATCACTAAAAGAAAACCAACCTAAACCAACGAAGGAACCGAACCAATGAAAAAGGCAGATATAAACAAATCCGCTTCGACAATGTATCCTAAATCAGTTAAGCTATTATCTGATTATTCGCATTCAGTCTTGAAGCAATCTAAAAACAGTAAACTATCAAAAGACCGTTTGCCCGTAATTAAAAAGGGTAAATTCAAAGGTTATGTAATTTACACTTTGACTTTAGAAGAACGGGCAACGTGTCCCCGCGAATGCTATCACTGGGATGATTGCTACGGTAATAATATGATGTTCGCGCACCGTATAGAACACGGTTTTGAATTAGAACGTCGCTTGGCAATAGAAGTGCAGGAACTTTGCAGTACCTATCGCGGGGTGATTATCCGGCTGCATGT